AGAGTACAGCACTCAAATGACTCGAGGCTCTGCTCTGCACAAGGGTTGTACCCTGCTACACGGTAGTCCTTGTTATTGATTGGGTCGTTGAGACGGCCATACTTACGTGATACATCTAGCCAAATGAATCCTGGCTCACCGTTTAGCGCGATATTATCTACAAATGGGGTGTAATCCATGCCGACTGTAGCTTCAAGGGAGTTATTAGACATCCAACCCCAGCCTGGCTTTTCCGGATCATAAGAGTTACGGGTTGGGAATGCCTCTGCATTCTTAGCATTAATAAAGTCTACGTCATCTGGCTGGCCAAGAGCTAGCTCAGCTGAGCGGCGAACGTTACCAGATACAACGCAAACACCAATTAGATTAGCAATATCAGTAATTAGAATAGAGTCTACTGGCTGACCAATACGAGAATCAAAGAGTTCCCTTAACTGAGTGTGTAGCTTGATTAGTGGGCCAGGGCCTGATGACGTTCCACCAAATCCCTTGATTGGAAGGCCAGCTTCACGGATCTCACTATAATCAAATACGCTAGTTGCCATATCGGCCTTTAAATATGAATTAATTAGGTCTGCTGTAGAATCACGCCAACCTTCACGAGTGTCAGAAATCTTAAACTCGTAAGTCTTTTCTGTTGGCTTGTGGACCGTGAATCCTTTGTCCTTGCCCTTAGTATCGAAACCTACCCCAATTCCGAGCATAGAGGCTTCCATTAAGAACCGGAATGGCTTTGCCGGATTGCCTTTAGTCATTGAATCAGTAGAAACAAAGGCACAGTTCTGTAGTGCGGCAGAGTTCTTCTTCTCCATTACGTACTCAGTACCCATCATCCATAGTCCACGACCTGGAGGTGTCCACTTCAAATGGAATAGGCGATCGAATGCTTCTTGGGCGGATGCCTGAGCCTGCACACCATTCCATGGCAAGCGGTTAGCCCAGCAATGATCTTTCTGAATTGAGTACATACCCTCAATGACACGGCGGCATACGTCTACCCAAGTTTCCTTTGAGCCATCTTCTTTAAGACGAGAATATGTGCGCATAAAGGTAATTTCACCAATTGAGTTCTTACCAGCATCGGTGTAGCCCCAAGGGACTGTTTTATTGTTGTAGGAACTTACAAAATCTTCAGTTAAATGGAAAGAGAACAAGCTCTTCCTCCTTTTCTATTCGGTTGTAGACATAACTCTACCCAGGTAGTTTTATGTGTCAAATTTACACAAGGGTGTTTCTTATTAAAAGAGCACTGTTATCAGGTAACAAGTACTAGTCTTCTATTGCGTCAACAATTATCTCTGTGACTGCTTCTTCGGTCAAACCGTCGTTAGGAAGCTCTTTCAAAATAGAAGCTTTGTCTCCAAATATACTACTCAAAACACCGCCGGAAGTCTGCCTTTCCACGGTCATTCTTACGAATTCATTATTGGATTCTAGCTTCTTTAATTGCTCAATAATTTTGAACAATCTATCTATCTCTACACCAGTATTTGGGTCTGGATATCCGCCGTTTAATTCTTCAGAATACCTTGCAAATGCTACTCTTGCGCCTTGCATTTCAATAACTGTGTTAAGTAATCCACGTAGCTGATCTTTGGTTTGAATGCTAACTGGAAGGTTAAATGCGCAGGCGTTTTGAGGCTTAAAAGCGGGGCAGTTTGCAGCAACAAAACAGGTGTCACATTGGCGTAAAGACTGGGTACTAGAACTAAGGATAGGGGCATTTTTTATTATGTCTCTACCGTTCTCATCCTTGTCTACTATTAGCTTGTTGGTGACCCCAAAAACAGGTAAAACAGTGATCTCTTCGGAGTCTCTGGACACTAATTCTTTCCGCATGTCAGGTACACTATTAACAGGTTCTATACCACCTGTTTCCGCATTACCGGGATCATCTATATCATCACTGTTATCAGATAACAAGGGGTCGTTATTCTCATTAAATGATCCACTACGCTTTTCCAAGTGTCTCTCCAATTGTAAGTATGACCAAATAGCTAGCTTAGTAACTTCATTTGGGTCATCATCTATTATCTTTTTAAAATCAAGTCCGGCATCCTCAATTACTCGCTTATAGCGTGGGCGTGCTTGAGCTTTCATACTCTTAGGATACCGGACAAGCTTAGTTCCATCCCATACGATGGTTTCCCCTCTCATCATTGGGGATAGCCAGGACATTGTACTAGCAGTAGTAAACGGAACCTGGCGTAGGTTATCTGGCTTGGCACAAGCAATGCCATGCAAATCAAAATCAAACTGAGATTTAAGAGCTCGCACTCGCGATGCAAGAGTTAGCTCGGCTTCTATGGAAGCTCCAGAAACAGCGACATTCTCATAGTTCTTGGCTAGATTAACTAGCTCAGATGGGCCCTGAGAAGGTTCCCAGACTGGCCAGAAGATGCCTGGGGAGGTGTATTCCCAGAAAGTTTCTCTCTGTTCCAGTAGCCAATCAGGATCTAAATGTGGGTGAGAAAACTCTGTTGCTCCAGCAATTCTCTCCTCATTAAGAGCAATCCAATCCTGGTACTCTGCGTAGTAAGCTTCTAGCTCCATAGCAGATAGGTTTGACTTAAGAGCGCTAGAGTATCCGCTATCTACGAATACGTGTACATCTGGCTCAAATCTTTCTGAGAGTAAGTAATCCTTTGTTTTGGGCAACCCCCGGCGTTTTAAAGCCCAGTAGTTAACGCCAATCGCCTTTACACCAGCATTTTCTAACAGAATACGGTGAGAAGGTACCTCGCCCCCTAAAAATACCAGTTTCATCAATAATCCTCAGCATAGCCTTCATTGTAATCATCATCGCTTCTATCCGGTACATCCTGAATATATAAAGGGACTATTGACTCTCCCTCAACCCAATTATTATCATAGTTAATGTCTTCGTCTTCTGACTTAGAAAAGCCTATTGGACCTTTACTCATTCCCAACGAACTCCTCCATCACCATTTATGTACTTGCTGTACTTTTCTGCGACAAGTGCTTTTTGACGAACTTGTTCATCAGTAATTACTTCCCAAGGCTTTATATACCTATGGGATTGGAAGTACTGTGGGGTGGCAAACAACAAGGTTGGAATACTTTGAGACAAGGCTTCAGCACACATATCTGGATCAGAATCTATAAATAAGACTACTTTACCGTCTTTTTTTGACAGCTCTATGTGTCTTAGACGTAGCTCCTGGCTTTCATAAAAATGAGAATTATCCAATACATCTGCATAATCAAATACATAGTTAGTGCGCAGCCAGTGCTCTATTTCTTTAGTGTCACTAGTTGTAGATAAAACTACTCTGTAATTAAGCACGAGTGTTCTAAAAAGCATTAAGCCTTCAGCTATAGGCTCTTTGTTTTCTTTTCTTAAGACACCTTCTACGGCCATTACTGCTGTACTCATCGGCCTGGAACCCTATGAGTTGCGGCCCTTCTAATTAAAACATCAGGACTTGGAAGCTCAATCCCGTATTTTTCTACGGCTTCTGAATCAGCTGCTGCGTCTCTATACTGTTTAATTTTTTTAAGAGCCTGCACAATTCCGGATTTTTTACCGGCTTGCCAGCGGTAGTTGTTATAGTCTGAATACCCAGCGCCCGTGCGGCTGAAGGCTATCTTACGACCTCTGTGCATGTCTTCGTACATATCTGCAGCTTGGTCAATGATCATATTTAATTTACGCTCAGCATTAACTAAGTTAGCGCTGCCTTTTGCTCCACGATATTCAGTGAGAGCCTGGCTATATCTCCGGATAATTTCTACACCAGTGTTATAGTCACGATCGGTGCTTTGTTCCCAAATACGTGAGTAAGGAGGGTTTTGTTCTTTGTCCGGCTCTATAGTCCAAGAATCATGGATCAAGTCATAAGCTGCGTATGGGTTAATATCTACGATGTTTGTCTGTGGGTTTACATAATATGTAAGCTCATAGCCTTCCCAATTTGAAGTCTCAGGTAATAAATCGCGGTTAAACTCTTCGTTGAACATTGATGCGATTTCCTCATTGGAAAGCCCTGAGTAGTCTGTGTTTAATCTTCTGAACACGCCATAATCAACGCCAACAAGACAATCTAAGTCCGCAGGAGTTCTTGCGCTTTCCCATTGGTAAGAAACGCCTGAGCCAGCAAGCCAAGCAGAAATCCAACGGTTTGGCTCCTGATACATAACGGCTAAGTGATCAAAGAGAAATCTTAGAACAGAGTTTCTGACCCATGGCTTCAGGTGCATACCATCAAATAGATTGGGATCAAGCCCCGCAGAGGGCGAGCTGAAGTAAGAGGTAGAGCTAGCTGTTACATTTACATTTTTATATGAATTGTTCATTTACTCCTCATCCTCATATTCTTCATCTTCATCTACAACCTTGCGGGGCCTAATCGACCTTTTCTTAAAAGTTTCGTTATCTTCTTCTATAGGCTTATCACCAACCACGTACCCGCAAGATACGTGTGCGTTAGTAAAGCGCCAGATAAGATGCCAGATAGCGTCACTGTTTTCACCTTCAGAATCAATGCTGAAAGAAGACTCACATTTACAAGACATCTCTACATACATTGATCTATTCTCCTAAAGGTTATTAGGCCTGTGGGCCTTGTACTTGGTTTAGCGCAGTGATTGTGTATTCAGCTGCTGCCTGAGCCTGTAGATCCATTAGGATCTCTGAGATATAACGGCGAACTTCAATCAAAGTTACTTCACGTTCTACAGGAATCTTTAAAGCATCTAGATTACGTTCTAGGTATACCCCACCGTTTTCACCAATAGCAATTACAAAAGCAGTTGCAAGCTTTGGTGCTTCTGCTTCAACGGTTACTTCTGGCGCTGTTGTTTCTACTGTTGTTTCGTCTGACATTATTTTCCTATTCGTTGTACATTCCGGCAGCCTTGCGCTGCTTTGTCATAACATTTGATTTTACTGGGCAAAAGTCGCACAAGTAAACTCGTGTGCTTGCAGATTTATCGGGTGAGACAAGCCCTGCATCTTTACGCAATTCGGCTGTATTTGGGATAAGCCGTTTGCGCTCGTTCTTCCAGTCATAGCAATGATCAACTGGCCGCAGATGTAGCGAATAGCATTTCATTGCATCTTCATAGAAGGTAGCTTTAGTAGTGTAATAGTCTGGGTCAAGGTTGGCTAATCCGCCACCGACCTTTTCGCGCATCTGCGAAATAATTTCTTTACGATACTGCTCTTGAGACCAAATCTTTACGCCAATTTTAAATATAGTGCCTTGATGAGGCACGCCAGTAGTCTCGTGCTTTTCAATAAGAATTGCTAAAAGATCGTCATACTCTGGGTCGCCTTCATAATCTGGAAGTTCTTCCATAGTTCTACAGTTCCAGCAGTATAAAATACGAATTTTAGGCCCATTATCTTTAATTTCAGTAACGGTACCTTGGTCGGCCGAAGGCCGAGACCCTTGTCCAAGAATTGGTATGCCCACAAGTGCTCCTAGTTATGTATTTACATAATCTACTGTACATGCACTTTGTGAATTTATCCCCAGAAACAGGAAAAAATTAGAACCAAGATTTGGTATCTCCACGCCTAGTTTGCTTAAGTACAAGCCAATGTCCAAGGCTTTCTGCATGATGATTAAAGGAATCGCTGCCTTCATATGACTCTTCAGGAGCTGCTTGGCAAGTGGGACAAGATGGGGAGATCTTTTTTCTCTTACCAAGGCCCTTGTCATGATGGGCAATATGCTGATTAATAGTCATATCAAACCAGTGTTCTGGCTCATGAGCCCAAAAATCGGCGGTTTTTTCATGCAAATTAGCCATGTAATTGTCATTTTTACGGTAAGCAGCATCTGCAAGACCCGTATAATGGGCTGCATGCTCAGACGCAGTCATTGGACGGACATGGTTTGCTTTACCGGGAGTTCTAATTTCTACTGTGAGATAAGATCTTCCTCTATAAGTAGGTGTTTTTGTAACAATGCTGGCTGTAGTTGTTGCTTCTCTCTCAGCAATAGTAGTTGGTTTAACATGTCCACTTTTGCCTTTAGCAGCTTCCCCTCTTTTAACCCGCTGCTGTGCTTTTTTACCCTTAAATTTGGCAGATTTTGGAACCTGTTTAACTGGCGCAGGTTCTCCAGCTTTTGCTTCTCTTGCCTCTGCTCGCCTAGCTTTTCTTCTTCTAAGCTCAGATTCTCTCGCTCTTTGTCTAGCGGCTTCTTTTCTAGCCTCAATTTCTTCAGCATTTTCTGCAAGAAAAGCTTGTTTCTTTTTTTCTTTTTCTGCATCTATTATGGCTTGTGAGTCATATCCTTCTGGACCAGCCGGAGGACGTCTTTCATATCCAGACATACTGTTTTCTTTTGGAAAACGGTAGCCTCTTCCTCGCCAATAATATTTATTTGGATTTTCGTCACCATTATTTGGAATAAAAGGTTTTTCAACCTCTTCAAACTGTTCTTCATCGCTCATTGACCTGCACCACCAACATCAAAAGCCGCTTTTCTTTCTGCAGAAGCCGCTCTAGCTCCTCTTTTTCTTGAGGCGTTCACTACCGTTCTTAGACTAGACACAAAATTCTCTGCTTGTTTTGGGTCAGATATGTCAAGCTCACTTATTCTTTCTTGCTCTGTTTGAGCATCTCTATAAAGCTGTGCTGAATTCATTTCTTCTTTGGTGTACGGAGTACCGTTAGCATTTAAAGCAATAGTCTTAGTTGGAATCCAATAGTATAGCTGCTTGCCTTTGTGGGTTAAAGCTTTACCAGTATGGTCCATTGCAGGGTCAATATGTACCATTCTAGGCTCACCTGCGTGCCAAGCCATAGCATGGCCACTATGGTGCACCTTAACAGCAAGGGGATAAACTTTAGTACTGCCTCTGTTTTGACTCAACTCTTGAGAACTTCCAAGTTCTGCGGTTGCAGTATCAGCTTCAGGGTTTGTTACTAGGCCTGCTCTTCTTGCTGATTCAATATTAACGGACATAGCGTTAAAATCTTGAGTATTTAGAGTGTCTTTGTCTCCACGTTCGTTTCCTACAAGATTTAACATAAAGACTGCTGCTTTTGCAGCGTCAGTATCAAATTCAGTTGGGTCTAGTCTTCTTCTTAAAGATGCTTGATCTGGATCTGCAGGAGCGTAGTGGGACGGAACAAAAGGATCAGGAGTTCTAATAGTTCTTAGACTAGGGGCTCGTTTTCCTCTTGCTCTTTCTGGTGCGTGACCAGCTTCTATATACTCTCCACCATCTGGAAGTGTTTTTCTAACTTCTTCAGGCCTTACAGTGCCTTTGTAAGTTATTTCTCCTGTTTCAGGATCGGTACTGCTTGAAACATCCACGCCCGTAACCTGTTTTAACAACCTATTGCTATAGGTGGTTGTTTCAACCATTCCAGCTTCATCTTCAGCATGTGGGCGACCCGGTCTTCTAGCAGGAGTAGCGGGTAGCCCACGACTTCTACGAGCAGCCTGACGAGAAGCTTCCGCGTCTCTCTCGTACTTTTCTTGTTTAAATCGATTGTAATGAGCTACTGGGTCGTCTTCTTGAAGATCAGTTGCATTACCTGTAAAAGTGTCTGAAGTTCCATAAATTTCATTGGTTTGTATTCCCGGAAGAATGTCAGAAATATCTTCTTGATCACTAAAATCTGTTTTTTCTGCAGGCTTAGGAGCAGCTGGCCGCTTAGTTGAAGGAGTACCTCGTAAGACGCCCGAAAACATTTTCTTTTCGGATAAAATCTTAATTAATTTTTCTTTAATGCCTTTTTTTGCTTTAGTTGCGATATCTTCAAAAGGCATAGTATGAACTTTGTTATCTTCATAGGCCAAGGGCGTTGCTGCAGCATGTTCTTGTAAATGTTTTGGACAAAAAAGCTTTACACTGTCAGCTCTTACTTTGTCGCCTTCTTCTTCATCATAGAAGGTCTGCATGTAAATGTGAGAACCAAGCTCGTCGCACGGAGTAGAAGTACCCTTAGAATCAGTATCTGAACCTTCGCAGGGGAAAACGCTAGTTGGTGTGCCTGTTCTTGCCATATGTATCGTCTTCTCTCGCACGTAAGTCTTTTAACTTAGTAACTAATATTAAATTAAGATCATTCTCTGATCTTCTAGACCGTAGTTCTTTTAGGGCACGTTCCTGTGGAGTCAGGCCCTCATCTTCATCCTCGTACATTACCCTAATCCTTCCTCACTTGGGTCATCGTTTGCATAACAATCCTTGCAATATGAGCCGTCTTCCAATTCAGTTGGGCTTGAGTTTGTCATAGTACTTTGGCCACATCCTGCACAAGCGCCTATATCTTCTACAGCAATACGCTTAAGATTGGCCATAGCATTTAAATACTCTCTATTATGGCTTACTGATACGTGTCCTACCAAGCTTTCTTTAAGATCATTAGCTCTTTCTGCAGATGGTGCGTTTTTTATAGACGCTAGCATGCTTTTACAAGCAACGCAGTTTCTAGTATCGCAATTACACACGCCTTCTTTTGTGGGTAACTCGTTACACTGTCTGCAGACTCCCGAAGAAAGTCCTACTCTTGGTTGGAACGCCATGTTAATGCTCCTGTTGAGTTAGATAAGCATCTACATCAAATACGGGAGTTGTCTGATACGAAGGTGCTTTGCCCTTCTTAACAGAAGTTTCTCCCGGAGATACTTTATCTGGGGTCTCAGTATCAATAAAACCATAATTAAAGAAGGGATGCAAACCGCGACGGTTAGCCTCTACTACTTCATCTCCAAGTCCTGGAGCAACCGTAGTATTAGGGCGTACCTTGCGGTACTTACCGTCAGTTGATCCTTCACTTAAAGACTGTACTTTTGATCTTTTTCTATTAACTGCCATGATCTATTTCCTTTTTCTACTCTGCTTCACCTTGAGACGCCACCCATTTGCCGCCAGAAAACAAATATTTTGTACGAGCTGCAACGGCTCTGCTCGCATCTGCCAATGAACGCCGTGCACTAGTGTGCTCTGCTTCATGAGATTTTTTAGCTCTTTGGTCTAATTGATTATACCAGTCAATTGCTTCACCTGATGTCAAAGGACGCGAACGTGAAACTGTACGGCCTGCATCACTAACTACAGTTTCGCCAGTAAATTTCTTAGGGGCATCCGCTCTTTCTTTGTAAGATAAGTTATGAACTTCAGAATCTCTAATAAATTCTCCAAGAGGTCCAGCAATAATTCCAGATACTGGAGTAGAACTGATTCGCACAGACTTACGAGGCAGGGTAATACTTTTTCCAGACTCATGATGCAAAGTGACTAGCTTCTCACCAGTTTCAGGATGTGCGTGTTCTGTCTTACCAATAAAGTTTTCAGCATGAAGTTCTGCTGGGATAAGGCCTTTTGGAAGCTTATCTTCATGGCCTTTAACTAGCCGTACTGTATGTTCCAGTCTAGTGTGTGGGGCAATGCTAGCTACGTGAACTCTAGAATCACCTGCCATAATCCTATTTTTACCGGATCCTTGCTGCCAAGTAAAGAAAGCTCTAGCACCCTTACGAGCACTAGGATCTTTAAGAGTAAGGTGAGCGGTGTAAAGAGCCCCAAATGCAGGGTGTGAGCTCAGCTCAGCTCCTCTAGTTCCGGCATATTCAGAAGCACTAGTGGCACCAGAACCATCAAATCTGAGAGTTGGCTCAATATATTCTCTCTTACCTGTAAGCGGATCTTTTCTTTTTCTTCCAGATACACCTAAAATTTGGTTTGCTACAGCTTCCCCGCCTTCAAAATCTCCAGCTGCTGGAAAACCTGAAATAATTCCAGCCATAGGGTCTTCTGGTGCGGGACGAGCTCCAAGATCAAAACGATCGGCTTTGGCTAAACCTCTCTCAAATCTCTTTTGGTAATATCTATTATCAAACTCATGAGTGTGGGCTTCACCATTTTTGTCTACCATTGGATCGCCGCAAACCTGGCAAGTATTAGAGTCTTCTTCTGCTAGTAAAGCAGGAGCAGACTCACAAGTTATTTCGTGACCTACTTCTGGGTTAACTTCTCCACAGTGTGGGCATAGGTGTTGAGCAGTCTGGCCAGTTGCTTCTTCGGTAGTTTCTCCCGCATGCGTATGCCCTGGGGTCAGCTTTTTACCGCAAGTCTCACAAAGATCAGTGAATTGATTTTCGTTTTTCATGCCATTCCATTCTTTACTCTTTTAGTTGCCTTTTTATTTCGGCATTCTGGGCAAACTTTTTCTCCAAAAGCAAATAAAACTTCAAGAGGGGATACAAGTGTTCCACAGTCTTTACAATCAATTGAGCCGTTGTATGCAGTATCTGTCATTCTGGCGTCTGCTCTCTATTAGTAATCACAGAGCCATCAGGCTGAACATCTCTTCGGAAAAGACCCTTAGAACGATAAGTCTTAACTAATATCTTATGAAGATAGTGGCGACTTCTTTCGTCTCTTTGATCTTTTGTTCTGCCATCCCAGTGCAATACTAAACGATCTGGGTGGTCTAAAACATCGGTGCAAAGACCTAAAGGGCAAACATCTCCATGGAAATGAGCTACGCCACCCTTCATATTGATATAGTGACGGTGATCATCAAGAGTAGAAGTATGATCAAGAACTGCAGTCTGAGAGTATTTCTTACTTAGGCCGCCATAATGATGAACTCTAGTTCCTTTTGGGGATCCATGGCTAGGGCATTCACCGGTAGCGGGGTTTAGTTGAAGGTTACACGCAGGGCACTTACCTGCAGCCATATCATTACGAACAACGGCATTAGCTGCAGCATCTAATACTGAACGGCTACGTCTAGGACCTGAATCAACTGGCCCTTGTGTTTCACCTCTTCTTTCAATAGCGGATCTGACAATGCTTTTTTGTTCATTTAAAAAGGTAAGTATATTACTAGCTAAAGGGGCGACTAATTTTCCAGCTTTTCCAAGGGTAGGTATTCCTTTTTTACAAAACTTACAGTCAAGTCGATTATCTTGCTCCAAATTAGCAGAAGTCATGTCTAAATTGTCTGTAAGAACAGGTTGAGGACCATCATGGTATGCTAGATGGGCTGCAAGTGCTTTGATGTGCTCGCTGCCACTTGGATTACGTGCTGCTGCTAAAAGCTCTGGGTGATCGGATAAAGAATCTCCAACTTTTACCCTAGCTATAGATGCAGCTATACTTGGATAATTAGCCCAAGCATCACTGCAAATTCTAGCGTCATCAGAGCTTTTCTTACTGGCGTCATCGCAAGTACCTTCAGTTCTGTTGTGGTGTTTTCTATCATGCTCGGCAACGTCTTCTTTTCTAAGACGCTCATTACCGGCTTCATTTAAAGACATAGTGCAATTGCTACAGTTTTTTTCCCCACGGTTACTTACAGTTCCGCAGTTATCACAGGTCTTAAAATAGGTGGAGCAAGTAGTACAAAGAGGCTGTTTTCTATTAGGACTCATTAAAGCATTGCAATTTTGGCATGCATTTTCAGGGCGTCTTCCAGCGCTACCATAAACTTCGTTTGTCATTTAGTTCCCTTACCAAGATCCGTTTCCTGAAGAATTTCGACTTGATCCGTCAAAACCACCAATGCCTCCTGAGGCATCTGAACGTGGTTCTTCGTATATCGCGTCTACGTCCATAATGTCAGAAATTCCTAATTCTCGCGACCTATAACCATATCTAGATCGAAATAATTGTACTTGTGGTAAAGGCGGTCTAACAATATCTGCTAAGTATTCTCCCGGAATTGTTAAAGAAGACATAGCTTGAGAAATTAAAGCCTCATCCCTACTGGAGTGAGGTCCCATGTAATCATATCTAAGATCATAGGGGTCTGCTTCATCCTGGCGAACCATGCCTGGCTTATCTTGCCATGGCTTGGTTGTATCATAACGACTATCTGGTGTATTTGGCATTAGCTCCACCTAGGTACTAAATTAGCTAGCTTATGATTACGAACATAGTTTAAATCAATTGGCTCATTTGCTGTGATATTAGCTTTACCATCATTAATAAGAGCAGGAGCTGGTGCCATAATAGTATTAGGAGAAAAACGGGGAACTAGCATATTAATAGCCCCATCATTATCTACAACTTTTGGTCTAAGAGAAAGTCTTCTATCTGGCTCAAGACCGCCCGGCCAGTAATATTGACCTGGGTCAACACGCTCACCTTTATGCACACCACGCTGGTAAGCTCTTTGAGTACTGCGATTCTTAAGAGAGTCTAAAACAGTATCTGTGCCGTTACCTCGGTCATCGCGGCGGGAACGAATAGTGCCAAGATAGCCATCTGGATATTCAGCTGCAGGAGTTCGACCAACACCCATACGGGCAAAGTCCATGTCACTTCGCCCAGTTACGGGTGTGCCACCACCGCCTGTGGTGGTGTATGAGCCAATAAACCCATTACCGCCCAGGTATTGCCAATTTTGATGTGAACTAGGCACTTTGTCTCCTACTGTCTTTTAAAGATCTTACAATATGCAGGATGTTTGGGTAAAAACCGTTTTTGTGCCCCTCAAAATCATCAGCTTCTGCAGAAGGCTCATGAGGAAGTACACTATTAATAAAAGGTACATGTCTTTCATCGCTACCTGAAGCTCGTGGGATCGTTTTGTCGTTTCGTACATCACCAAAATGCTTATCTAAGGTTTTAGCAATATGTTCTAATTCTGGGCTTCCGTAATGATTGTTAATTCCATCTGAATTACCTTTATTAATCCAACCACCACTCCCGATTCCAAAAAACGGGTACCATTTACCTGAAGGTACTCCACCTGGTTGTCCAGTATCTTTTCCCGCAAGTCCGGTAGAGCAGTAAAAGGGTACATGAACACCATTATACTTAACTACAGCCATTTTTCTGCCGCCACCACCGTGAGAAATAATATAAGCATGTGTTGGTTTACCTACGTTAAGTTTTCCATTTTCAACTGAAATTGGAACGTGTGGGATGGGTACTAATTTAATACTAGCTTTGTCTAAAGGCTGTAATCCGGGTTCTGGGTGCTCACTATTAACATGGAGAGCCGCTGCGGATTGACCAGTTATTTTTTGACTACAAGTATTGCACTGATAAGTAGTTTCTTCGCTCATACCTCTATTCTCCTCTAATTATTGAGAAGTGTCTTCGCATTCGCATTTTCCTTGAATATCTCGAAGCTAAGGCTCATTTTCTAGCTTCGCCATGACCTGTAAAAAAGTGCTTAACCTTTCTTCCTGCTGAGCCCGCCGCTCGAATACCTCGCTCAACTGCTTGTCCGACTCCTGGATGTTGAGGAAAAGCTAAGTCTGCCATCATCCGTGCCCCACCCGCTGGATCTCCATTGCCCATTACTCTTGCAGCGGTCTCTGTAGCTTGGCCTATAGCAGCACCCATAATTGGGTACTCCATAGCAGTAAACCCTAATCGGACAGCCTCACCTAGGGCATACGGCTTGTCTTCTTTGATTGCCTGCCTAAAGCCCATTCGCTTTGGCTCTTCTTCAGGGGTGTTTTCTTCACTCATGTTCTTATTTTCCCATATCTATTATTATTAGTAATGACAAAGGGCCCACCATTTCTGGTGAGCCCTCTGTTCGATGCAACTTACTTGGCGATAAATTCTTGACCTTTATAAAGAGTTTTGCCCTCATCAATATGAACTAAGTCCACGTGGAATGAACCTTCATCCTTATATCTAATGACTGCAATACCTTGCTGCCAGTTTTCCCAGTAGGTTACTGGCTTGCCATTAGAGTCTGTTGAACCCTTGACGCTAGGTACATGACCATCGATACGGCACAGGCAGCCTGGGCTGATAGCCATAGCCTTGATACGACCTTCACGGTCAAAGGTAGTCTTAGACTGGATCTCTTGGCGGTGAATATGCCCAAATACTGTTGAGATATGTGGCATTTCGTTGGTGTATTTCATAGCTGTTGAGCCACCTGAGTTTACTTTATCCCCATGAATAGCACGAAGCTTATCGTTAATCCACCACATACCTGCTGGATAAGCATCAATGTACTCTACGTTGATTTCATCAAGACGTAGAAGATAAGGCAAAGACATTACTGGCCAAGAGTCTGGCATGTTAGCTCGCTTTAATCCAAAAGCAGATAACGCATTAGCCTGTACAAACTTTTGCATACGGCGATCATGATTACCCTCAAGAAGAATTATTTTTGCTTTAGGGGCATTAGCACGCTGTTCCTGTAGGAACAAGTGGCCCCGGTCAATTGCATGCTGAGTAGTCTGGGCAAAGGCCGCTTCCTGCTCATACTTACCTTGTGCCGGAAGATCCAGAAAATCCCCAAGATTAACTACCTGCTCTACACCATTTTCGTGCTGCTCTGCAGCAAGAACTTGTAGGGCAACATTCATTGCTGCTTCATCATGAAAAGGATCTAGGCCGGTATCTTCAAACTGACGATACCCAATTTGTGGATCTGGCAGAATAACAGCGGTCTTCCATCCACCAATAAGAGCAGGGGATTTAGGTGCTGGAGCATATCCGGTGATATTAACTGGGGCAGCTTGTTGTACTACAGGCCATTCAGGACCTGATTTTTTAACTTTATTAATTTCATCGATTAACGACATGCGCACTCCTGAGTGCGGTGACGGCGAACAGACTCTGTACTAAAAGTTGCTCCAACGCTACGACAAATTTGATGTAGATCCCGTGTAGTCATCATTACATCGTCTATGGTTTCAGTAAAAGCTACTTTATCTTCATCAGAAAGAGCTTCTACCCATTCACCAACAATACAACGCTTGCCTTCTAAAAGGCGATGTTCTTTAAAACTTTTTACAGCTTCCGCTAACATATTGTGCTTCTCCTATAGTTATTCCCAATTTGAGAGTGGCCCCGAAGGGCCACCCTACTTAATACATTATTTAGTTATGACTTAAATATATGACGAACCCATGCCGTCGTCAAATACTGAACGACTGCGGTTTGTCACAGGCGCTACAATACGACCACTAGCTTGGGTAGCGCCTGCTTCTGGAGCAGTTGGGATTACAGTCTTGACTGCAATTCCGTAACGTGCACCATTGCGTTCTGCGCCTGGCTGACCATAAATAGCTTGGTATGGTGCTGCAGATCTTGCTGCGGTTGGACCAGCAGTTGGATCTCCAGCCTGCACGTTGCCGCGAGGCATTAACTTTGCATTACCTGTATCTGTAGCAGATGGGTAGCTTGCGCTTGAAGCTGCAGACGTACCCATAGTTTCGCGTGGCGAAGCTGCCAAAGCTGCATCTACGTCTTCTGACGAATTAGCCATTTTTACCTCATTCTAGAATAGAGTTATATGTAAACCGTAAGCTTTACGGCTTAATTTATCAGCATTAACTGGCGGTAATTGTAAAAACAATTGCTGATATCTTACCCTCTCGTGACTCTACATTTGTAAAGCCTGGCTTACACACTAGATCTAAGCCTCTTGGTGCAACATACCCACGGGCAATTGCGATAGCTTTTACAGCCTGATTGACTGCTGAAGCTCCTACGGCTCTAATCTTTACTGTTGGTGATTCGTACAATGCGTGTGCAATTGCAGAGCCTACAGACTGTGGATTTGAGCCTCCACCTACCCGAAGGTAGTTTTCTTCGTCTTTATTTTGAATTTCGCTCACGATTTTTATTCCTTAGTTTTCCGGTTATTTTGAGCGCCCTCATAAAGACTTTATCATCATTTATCTGTTAACTTATCGTAAACTTCCTTTTCGTACTCAAAGTCATGCTTGTTCCGTACGATACGGGCTAAACCATAGGAATCTGCGGCATTATCGTCATTGAACTCCACGTCCCACTTTTTATATACATTAAGCAGAATTTGATTCTTATTAACCTTAGTGCCTTTGCCGGTAATGTACTTCTTAAGACTAGTGGGCTGTACAATTAGCGGGAACCTGGCAGCATCATTACCTGGGTATAGATCAAATAGTAAAAGCTTTACCATACCGGCTAGTTCACCTGAAAGAGCTACGCCAAACTCTCTACCAAATGCATAACCCTCCATAGCAATGCCTGCTACTTCATGCTCTGACAAGAAATCTTCAACATAATTGCGAATATTACACAGCTTTTCAATGCCTGAGCCATCTGCTTTATAGACCTCGGTATAGTAGTTTCCTTTTTTATCAATCGCAGTAATACCAAACCCAGTATAAGATTGATCTATGCCAATATAGACCGGACCTTTCAGGATGGATTTATCTCCAAATGATTTGATGCTCACGCTATTGCCTTTACTAAAGCAAGAACTAATGTTTTGAGTTCTTGTAAGTCACCTTTGTTTTCTACATTATAGTCAAACACGTAGTTGTCTAAGGCTACTTCAGATGAGTGACAATTTACAGGTCCTGTGCCAGGACGAGTTACCCGCCACATTTGACCTCCAAGATCACGAATAGCGTCCGCCTCATTCTGAAACCTTACATCTGTAATAATGTAATTTTTTTGTGGGTCTAACTTACCTAACGTTTTATTGACCCATATTTGTTCACCAAATACATCGCGCCCAGCTTCTGTACCCATACGCTGTAATAAACGGCGTACTTCTGGGTAGTTACGTTTAGCTTCTTCCCAGCCGTGAAGAGCTACTACATCATTAAGGAATACTCCATAGCCTGCCATAGGGTTTAAAGCCATTAAAGCTTCACGCAACGTATCAGCAAATGCTGCACGCTCAAACCCTTCATGTAAGAGTGTGTTTGCTATTTCATCTTTACCGCTTTGTGCATACCCTGATAAACCTATAATCATTTGTTTTTTGACTCCTTATGTATAGGACCAAACTGAGAATGCTTGGGACTAGTACGTTCTTTAAAAGAAGCTTTCCTCACTGATTCATTACCTTGAAGTATTTTTACTTCGTTTTGTAATGAGACAATCTTTTTTTGAAAAACCAGATTTTGATCAAGAAGTTCTTGTACGTCTTTTGTAGGGAATATATACTCTTGAAATAAAGTCTTTATCACTAGGCTTGCTAGTTCTTCTACGGAAGACTCTTCTACAGCATCCTCACAACATGATTCAGTACAGTACACAAGACTATCTTGTAATAAGTTTTCTATTAAAGGAATCATAGTAGAAATATCTTCTTCAGATAACTTACGAGTTGGGGGACTTTCTAGACTAATCTTATGGCCATTACCATAAGTAGTTATACTAATATTTGCCTTGTTTGTGGTTGTTTCACTCATTAAACTGAATACCTCCTTGCTCGTGTCTTTACACCACTATCTGATGTACGACGGGTTAACTCACGTGATACTAATGCAGCATCTCGCTCTAGGTTCTGCAGCAATACTTCTACCAACTTACGGTAAGCGTGCTTTTCATCAAGCTCTTCTTTAGCTAGTATTACTTTTGGGTCCAAAAGAATGTTGGCTTTAGCAATCGTTACACGATCACCACTACCACCCTTCCA